GGCAACTACCAAAAAGGACACGCCACCATCGCGGGGATGGACGTTACCATTGAGAATTCAGCAGGCAGCCAGCGCACCGGGCAGGATCGCGACGGCAAAACGTGGTCTGTCACGATGCACAGCCATTACGGCTATATCAAAGGCACCAAGGGCAAAGATGGGGATCACATTGACATCTTCGTCAGCAAGGGCACGCCAGAGGACTACTCCGGCCCGGTTTTCGTTGTGAACCAAAAGGCGGCAGATGGTTCCTTTGACGAACACAAGGTTGTCATGGGTCCGAACGTGTACTCCGAAGAGACTGCACTCGCGGCCTACAACATGAACTACTCGCCCGGTTGGGACCGTGCTGGCGAGGTCACTCGGTTTGACACCGTGGAAGCGTTCAAGACCTGGGCGACAGAGAAGCGCAGGATTGCGCCAGTCACGCAGGAAACTGCGGACAAGGTGAACGGCAGCGAAAGCGGGAAGACGCTGCCAGTAAAGCCGGGTCATACATTTGTTGAGCGGAGGCTCACAGCAAGCGGCGAGCCTAAGGTAATTTTCGCCGATTCCATGGGCGTTCAATACGCAGTTGGAGACATCGACGCGCTTCCTGATGGTGCGCTTGATCTTCCGAATGGCGCGATTGTTGTCCTTCACGGCAACTACCCGATGCCATTCACCATCACAGGCCGAGGGAAAAAGGACAAAAACGATTCAAACCTCTACTCTCCCAATGATGTTTGGTACAATGGGCTTGATGGATCAGGGCGCGGCTTTGCGTTTCCGGCCACCAGCATCAAAGAAATCAAGGGCGAAAATTCAACGAAACCTATCGTTGAAAATGCGGGCGTCACTGAAACCCCGACACTTCCGAAGTCCGTCCTACTGAAACCCGGCATGGTTGAAGTAGATGTCACAGGCCCGGTTTATGGGAAAGACGGGAAATTGCGCGGCTACTCGGTGCGCCTTCCAAATGGCAGCACGAGGAACGCCAAGCTGTCGCAGGTTGAGCCCGTGATCGGTGAACCTCCGCAAACGGTCAAAACGGAGCAAAGTAGCGCGGCCCCAGAGGCTACAGCACCGGCACCAAAAGCACCGGCAGCACTTCGCAATAAGCTCAAGAACGTCAAAGAGCGGGCTCGCGGCATTGCGGGTGCAGTCGAGGACATGCGGGCAAACTCGCCAGATGCAGCCAGACAAATGCAACGCGAAGCTGATGCTCTTTGGGCTAAGGCTGACGAAATACAGGCGCAAATCGACGCCATCGAAAATCCCGAGCAGGCACCGGAGCCAGTCAAGGAGGAAAATTCAACGAAAGGCCCTATCGTTGAAAACGCCCCTGCCGCAGTTCAAAAGCCAATCTCCCGCATTCGTTTTGAAAAAGGCGCGGTCGCAACGCCCCAAGAAGCTGGCAGCCAAAGCGGTTTCTCCGTCACAGGTGAAGGATTGAGCGTTGCGGTATGGATTCGCACCGATTCGCCTGAGTTGGCTATCCGAGAGGCGTATGACCGCCATGTGGCAGGCAAAGCAGTTTCATCTCGTCCACCAAGCGTGGAAGGAGTAACGGGGCCGTCCTCTGAACAGGAGGCGGCTCCAGCTTCCAATTCTGTGCCGGTATCGGAGCAGTACATGAAGGAAATGAATCGCCTACTTCGGAAGAAGAAAGCGGCCATGATTGCTGGCAATGGTGATCTTGTGGACAGTCTCGAAGATCAGATTGAGGCATTGCGGGCGACTGTTCGGAAGCCTGCCGACACGCCAGCTTCCGGCATCATCTCCGACGAGGAAAGCGCACGACTCGACGCCTTGACGGTCAACAACAAAGACCGTCTCGATAAACTGAGCGCCAATCAGCTTTCGCAACTCAACAAGGAACTCTTACGCCAACCGTCATCGGCGAAGCGTGACGCTATTCTTGCAACGGAGCATCCCGACGACATCAAGGCTGCGCTGGATGTCGTCACCAAGGCGCAAGCCAAAGCCGACACGCCCGCGACCGCAGAGGCCAAGGTTGAGGAGCAGGTTCAGACCATCGCAGCCACCGAGGGCCAGCGAGACGCCAAGGAGATCAAAAAGGAGATCGCCGCCAACATCGAACAGGCCATCAAGGATTTGCAGACCGGCCAAAGCCAAGCCGAAACCATCACCTTCCAAATTCCCGGCGACGGCACTTTCAAAGTGCTGAACCAACTGATTTCTCTTCAAGCGGTCCTCAAGCGCGTGAAGCGCATCAGCACTACCGATAATTCAGCGCCGGAAAAGGTGAAGGAGCCTAAGCAGGAAACAACTGATTACGCACTCGAATGGGGGACAGAGGCCAGTTTCAACACGGCACTGGATCAACTCCAAGAGTTTGTCGACGCCAACGTGGACGAACTCCAAAAGAATCCCAACGCGATTGTGCCGATTGAGCGTCTCACGAGGTTTCGAGGTGGGCGTTCACGTTACACTGCCAGCCAGAAAGCCAATACCGATTACCAGCCTTCACTCGCAGCCGCTGTTACGGCGTGGCAATCCACCCAAGGGAGTAAGATGCCCACATGGGCAGAACTGCGCGACTGGCTGGGCTACCGTGCGAGACAGGCAGGCCAAAGCGCAGGTATTGAATGGACTCCAGAGCAACCCGCCGCAGCCGAGCCAGCGCCCGAATCCCTTTCTCTTGAAGATTTCAAAGTCGGCGACCGCGTAGTGTGGACTCGCGCAAAAAATGAAGCCTATCGCGGCAAGGAGGCCGTGGTTACACGTCTCATCAAGTCGCGCAACGCGGTAGAGATTGAGTTGGGGGGCAAAAAGTTTGACGCCGATCCCGATAAACTGGATAAAGCGCCCGAATCCCCCGAGATGGCCGCAGAACCCGAAAGCCGCGAGGAGGTAGCGCCAGAGGTGGAAGCGACCGCGCCGGAAGTGGAAACACCACCGGAGCCAGTAACGCCGCCCGTCGTCCCGCCAGCCAAACGCACCAAAAAAACCATTTCCAAGATCGAGGACGTTGGCGAGAAGATCGGAGGCGCACGAAAGGACCGCTGGAAAGAGCGCGGCCTTGCCATGTCGGACTACGACGGCCTTACGGACACCGAAAAGCAGGCATACACCAACAAGGCTCAGGTATTCCCGAAACCTGACTATCAGGCGCTCATTGACGGCGGCATCGACAAGCCAATGGCCTACGCCTTGAAGGAGGTCTATGATTCCATCGCTCCCAAGCCAAACCTCAACCGCGCACAGCAGGCCGACCCTGCCCAACGAGACGCGGCATTGCGCCTCTACGTCGAGACGGTGGGTAAAATCCGCGATGGCTTGAAGTCGGTGAAGACGCCGGAAGAACTGAGCGCCCTACGCAGCACATTGTTTCCACAGGAGGGCTATGGCTACAGCAGGCAATACACGCCGGAAGCCAAGGCGGTTATGCACCTCGTCAGCACTGGAAAGCGCAGTTACGAGCTTCCCGGCGCTATGGAGGTGACTGGCTACGACCTGCGCAACCTTGCCCGCAAACTGGAGAAACTTCCGGCGTGGCCTGCGCCACAAGAGCAATGGCAGCGCATGTTTGACATTCGGCAAGTTCCGATTGGCTCTATGACTTCCAAAAAGCTGCCAGATGGCACATGGGAGAAAACAACCGTCACGGAAGATACGCCACCCGTTTGGCAGGTCACGAAGGATTACCGGATACTCTCCGAGCATTCCAGCCAAGAAGCCGCAGAGGCATGGGCTAAAGCTGCCGCCGTGAAGTCTCGCAAGGAAGACCCCAAGCGCCCATACAATGCCGATGTGAAGCGCACGGGCGAAGACTACCGCAAAGGCCGCGACGTTACCGGCGAGGAATTGCTGGCTGAGTTTGGTTTCCGTGGCGCTGAGTTCGGCCTTTGGACAAACGACGGCGACCGCCAGCAATCGCTGAATCAGGCTTTTGATGGCCTGCATGATCTCGCTCGCATTCTCAATGTGCCACCGAAGGCAATCAGCCTGAACGGCGAACTCGGCATTGCCTTTGGGGCCAGAGGTAGCGGTAAAGCTGCCGCACACTACGAGCCAAGCCGAGTCGTCATTAACCTCACCAAAACCAGCGGGGCTGGAGCCTTGGCGCATGAGTGGGCGCATGCTATGGACGACTACTTTGGCCGCATGGCAACAAGTGGGCAGTCTGGCAAATACGTTAGCCACGGAGCAAAGGGAACCGAGGCTTTCCGCGCTGAACTGGCGGCAACCATCAACGAGGTAATGAAGGCCATTAGTGAGCGCCAATGGACCGCGCCTGAATACATCGCCGACCTCAAGGAACGCAACGCCACCGCACAGAAGAAAACGGATTCTTGGCTCAAATCCGTGGAGCGATCCACAGCAAAGGTGGAACTCACGTCAGAGCAGAAAGACGAGGTGGACACCTACACGGCGCAGTTGCGCGGGCAGAGGATGCCCGAGGCGTTGGCAAATGGCAGGCCCGACATGACGCAGGTTGCCACGAAGATGCTCGCCATCATCGACAGTGCTGCCAAAGCGCAGAAAATCCGCGTTGATTGGCCTGTCACGGGCGGCGGAAAAATGAGCGACCTCGCAGCAGGTCTAGGCCGCCATTCCGGCATGATCTTTGCCACCAACAACGACTTAGCCCGCGCCGAGGCTGGCGATTTGCAGGTTCCAACTCGCACCGTGCCGACCAGCACCCTCAAAGCCTCCCAGGAACAAGGCGATTACTGGCAGCGCAAGCATGAGCTATTTGCCCGCTCCTTTGAGGCGTTTGTTGAAGACTCCATTCGACGCGAGGGAAACCAGTCGCCGTATCTTGTCGGCTTCACGGCTGATAGTGGCTCATGGGGGAACCTGTATCCACAGGGCGACGAACGCGCCGCGACGAATGAGGCGTTTCAGAAGATGGTGGATGCGCTCAAAACCCGCGAAACCGACAAAGGCGTTGCGCTTTACTCTGCCCCAGCGCCCACGATGCCCCGCGACCGCGCCGAGCGGATCCTCAAGAACCTCGCCAAGAAGGAGCAGGACGGGAAGCTCAACCCGCAGGAGCAGAGGGCCGTTGCGGAGGCTCGCGGGGTGCTTGCCGGTGAGCAGGGGGAGACGCTAGCCGCTGCCCCTTCCCGCCGCACACCGAAGGCCAAAGCCGACAACCAAAAGGCGCTGAAGGACATGATTGCCTCGATGCGCCCAATCTGGCGCGACACGCTCCAAGCGACGATGATCGACGGCAAGAGCATTGCGGAGTTCGCCCAAGAGCGCGGACTGCCCGAAGAAACCGTTGGCCGCATCCTTCGCGATGCAACTGGACGGCTTCAATTCCTCCAACGGACTGCCGAGAAGGGACTCAAGCCTACGGTTCAGGTGGAGGACGACAAGGTAAAGGCATCCAGTGGACGGCCAGACCTTGCGATGAGTGGAAATTCCGTCATGGCTGCCATCGACCAGAATCGGCCTATGCCTGAAATCGTGCACCAAGCCGAAATGCGGGAACTGGCAGACGCCTTGTTCACGGGATGGCCAGACGAAACACTGGCACTGACAAAACGGTGGATGGATGCAGGCGGCATGATGTCGATTCCTTCCAATCTGCCCAAGGGCATGGCCACGATCTTGGAAGAAGCGGCAGCCCGCAACGCTTCCTCCATGCTCATGCAGGCGGCAGCCAATCACGCTTTGAACGCCTCGCGCCTCAATAACGCCAGTCCAGCGGAGCAAGTGCGCCTCGGTGTGGCCTTCCGCGAGCTTGGCACCGAGCAAGCCCGCGCCCTCGGGATGCGTCAAGATACCATTCACGATCCAATAGAGCGGCACGCGCTTTACGTTCAGAAGGTTCTGTTTTCGCCCACCAATGAGCAGTTGGCAGCAATCAAGAACAATCCGGCCAATCGCGACCGCATTCTTGCGAACATCGAAGCCGAAGCACTGCGCACCAAGGAAAACTTGAAGGCCGCAGGCTATGACATCGACTCTTGGTTTCAGGAGCAACGCGAACTCAAGAAGGAGGGCGACGCAATGATTCCGCCCGAAGTCAAAAAGCCGCTTTCCATTTTGAAAGACAGGGAGCGCGAGGCCGTGAAGTCACTTATTCAGGGCGCAACATGGGCGGACGCTGCCGCCGCTGCCAAAACGACGGTCTCAGCCCTCCAAGATGCGTACACTCGCTTCTATGAGGCTGTGAATGCTGCCGGTGCGCAAGCTGCGACCGAAGCGCGAGACAACATTCTCCGTTCTGCTCCTGCCGGTGACTACGCTTCATCGCTTGGATTGCCGCCGCCTCCAAAGGGAGTCATTGACCCCAATTCTCGCTTGGTTGACACTCCAAAGGCTCGCACCTACCAAAAGAAGCGCGAAAAGGCAGCATTGAACGACCCCGCTCTTGTAGCTGCCGCCGTGAATGAGGCATCGGCTGGAAAATCTGGCTGGCTTGACAAAGCCTCGGAGTATTGGCGCATGTCGATCCTTTCAGGCCCTCAAACATGGGTGGTAAACGCCTCTTCCGGCATCGCGTTTGGCTTGTACCGTCAAATGGTGCAAAAACTCGGGTCCGCTGGCATGGCCAGCCTGATTCGGACGCTTGGAATCTCCGATCTTCCCGGCGCTCCTGCTCTATCAGATGCGCCGACCATACTTAAAGTTGCATGGGAGACGTTTATTCCTTCCGTGCGGACGGCTATGCGCTCTTGGAAGCTCAATCGCCGCCTGTTCGACGCCTACGCCAACGGTAATTTGAATCTTGATCCAGGTGAAAAAGTATGGACTCCCCAGAAGGCTGGACTTGTCACCGATGACAACAAGCAAGTTGGACAAATCAAGGGTGAAAAGTCACGCGCTCCAGCTTTGAGTCGAAACAAATGGTGGAAACCGGGCAATCTGCTCGATGTCGTGTCTTTCCGTATGCTACTCATCGCTGATGAGTTCGTTCGTTCATGGTATGGCCGTATTGAGCTGGCTGGTATCATGCGCGGTTTGGCACGGTCTGAGCCGCAGTTGCGCAAGCGCACCGACGAACTACGCGCCAAGGTGAAGGCAATCATGCCAAAGGGCTGGGAACTGCGTTGGAGTGCCGCCAATGGCAACTACTACGCCGCCCAAGAGGTTGAGCGCGATTTCCGCACCGACTTCTCGAATGGCACTTTCAAAGAGGAAAAGCGCATGGTGTTGGAACGTGTGTCGAATGATGATTTTGCCGAAAAGGTTCCTGCTAATCTTCGGGAGTCACTGGCGATTAACGGCCAAGACCTCAAAAAGCACGGAGGTTTGACCAAGCTACTTGGAGATGGCGCTACACAGGCGCAACTGGAAGCACGCATGAAAGAGCTATCCAAGCCCGGTGAAGCGGCATGGGTGGAAGCCATCGAGGCAGCGGATACGATCACGTTTCAAAACCCCATCGGGAAAGGTGTACGGGCCATCGACTCCATTGATGGACTGGCCGACCTCATCCAGACGGGAAAAGAAAGCAAATACGCGGCTATCCGCTACCCGTTCCAGTTCGTGTTCCCATTTGTCGCAACACCTCTAAATATCTTCAAGACTGGAATCAGCATGTCCCCTGTAGGCGGTCTGTTTGCGCTCATTGATGCAATCAGGGCATGGAAGAAGCGAGGAGCGGGCGACATGGAGCAGGCAAGGCAAATCATGGACGCCAGCCGCGCCTTAGAGGAGATGGTGAATCAGGTTGTTGCATGGGGACTTGTGCTTGTCGTGTCTGAAATGGTTGAAGATGATGATGACGGTAAAGGCCCGCGCATCACAGGAACCAGCCAATGGCGTACGACATCGCCAGGAGAGCGAGGAATTGCCAATCAGGCAGCGCCCGCGCAATCCATCCGAGTCATGGACCGCTGGCTATCGTATAAGCGACTGGACCCCGGCGCGACTCTTCTTGCGAACATCGTGGATTCCGTTCTCGCCTTCCGCAATTCAGACAATGCAGTTGACGCACTCAGCACCATTGGTATTCGCGCCATTGAAGCCACTGAGGAAAAAACCTTTGTGCAAGGTGTGTCCGACTTGATGAACTTCGTCCGAGATCCGAAGCGGTACGGCGCACGGTGGGGAACCAATATCGCCACGGGTTTTGTACCCAACTTACTGAGGCAGCCGATCAGAACGGCGGATGATACCTACAGAGACACCGATCTACCGAAAGACCTGCCATTCTGGGAGGTGATGGGCCGGAAGGTTGGGTACAGCATCATCCCGCAAAATGCGCCCCCTTCGTTTGATGTTTTTGGTAAGCAGGAAATCAAGAACACGGGAACTGGAATGCCAATGACCGATTGGATTTTACGCCTCTTGTCTCCAATGGAGATTCGCAGCGCCGAAGGAGTGGACCCGCTTGTGCTGAAACTGCACCGCTACAATTCGACGGCGGAAAAAGCCTTTGGGCTGACTGCTCCAGACCGCGAGTTTACGCGCACGATCAACGGGGAGAAGATCACAGGCCAACTTACCTCGGAGGAGATCAAAACGGCAGGAGCCGCCGCCCGCATCGCGCTTGGAGATCGGTATAACAACCGGGACTTGACTGAGGATGATGTGAAGGAGATTTATGATGTTGTCTCCTTCTATCACAAGTCGTTCAAGGATCTTTCCATGATGCGGACACTCCAAACCAGAAGATGATGACGGCCACCTCAAGCGATATGCTTCCATGTCTGACGCGCTACTACTGAACCAATACTCTGTCGGGTTACTCCAAACCTTGCCGCCAATTGTTCCTTGGATGCGCCATCTGCATAAAGGCCCCTGATTTCCCGAACACTTTCAGCCGTGAGTTTAGCGAGATGCTGGCGCTCGCCCCTAGCGATCAGTTCAGGACGTAAACGAGCGTGGTGATTGTCTCCCTTTCTGTGTCCGCTTCTACCCTTGGCGTTGCGGTCGCGCATGTTGTCGGTGTGGGTTCCTGAGAACAAATGCGCCGGGTTCACGCACGCCGGATTGTCGCACTTGTGTAAAACATGAATTGGTGGATTGGCTCCTGTGTGGATACTATAAGACAACCGATGCGAGAGGAATAATCGAGTTCCGACAATCATTCTGCCGTATCCGTCAGGGATCTTGGCAGCCGTCCACTCCCAGCATTCATCAGGAGCCCCCTTGTTTACTTTTTTCCAGAAACGCGCCTTGTCTTTTCCCGTCAATTCGGGAATTGGTAATGTAGCCTTCATGCGATTGATTCTCGTGTGTTGGTTAGTGCTTGCCGGGTGCTGAACACACTCTGCGAGCACGTTTTATTTACACTTCCAGGGGTATTCGGTCAATACATGATATGTCATATCATTCAGCAATCACAGCGCCTCTACCGTGAACTTGCATTCCGCCAAGCCATGCAGGACCGAAAATAAGACAGCATCTCATTTGACGGATGCCGCCCGAGGGTGAAACCTCGGGTGTGAGTATGAGCACAGACCAAGCCAATGACGAGTGCGTTCTCCCTAACTATGTGTTGGAGGTTGTGGAAATTTTCAAAGCCTCCAGTCGTCAGATGTCAGACGAGCGTTTTTTGGAGCAAATGGAGCACCTTGAAAAAACCATCCCAACGATAACCCATTACACGGCTTGGTGTCATTTTACAGACCGCGAAATTGCCATTCGGACCTTGCGAGCTTTATCCAAAACGCCATGAAGCCTCCCATTCTATTCCTCGACATCGATGGCGTTCTGAATGGATGCGGCGGGCAAGGCCTCGACTCCGAAAAAGTTGCACTCCTCAAGACAATCTTGGACGCAACGAGCGCCCGCGTTGTTCTCTCGTCAACGTGGAGAAAGCAGCGCGAGAATTTGCGCCGGGTGATTCAGATGCTCGCCGGAATCGGGCATGAATTGGAGTCAGTGACGCCGGTTGGAGACAAGCAAACCTCGGGCACTTGGGGTCCAGCTATCTGGACGGCTCCAACGCGAGGACAAGAGATTCAAGCATGGTTGGACGCGCACCCAAAAGAAACGCGGTTCATCATTCTCGACGATGACCCAGACCTTGGCGCACTTCTGCCGCTTGCAGTCGGAACCGATAGTTTCACCGGATTGACGCCAGAGATTGCGCAAATCTGCATTCAGAGGCTTAACGCCGCCGCCGAGGCTTGTAGAACTGCCCGCCCATAGGATGTCCGCCGCTCGGCCCCATCTGCGGAGGCGGTTGATCCAGCCCGGCTTGAGTCTGTGCATCTCTGTTGGCCTTCTCTTCTGCTGCTACTCTCGCCGCCTCATTGTTCACCGCCTGCGACCGCGCTTTGTCCATAAGATCAATTTGCGCACCCGTGTCGCCAGCTTCACTTGCCTTGGCAAACTCGTCTCTTGTCTTCATTAACTGACCCGTGGGGGATGCAGGGGAACCGTAAGCGCCGGGAGTCGTGAGGCGTTTATTGATATTAGGCATGTCTAACACCTTTGGCTTGGGTCCACCCATGGGAGAGAAGAATTTTGATTTAGGAATCATGGTAGTATAAAAATGAATCAGTTTGCGCCTTTGGAAACCACAAGAAAGGGCGGTTTTGGAGTCTCTACGTCACCCGCTCGACGCGAAGGTTGCGAAACACAATGCCGTTATCAACTCCCAACTCGATGGCCCAGTCATCACCTGGGCTCACGCTGGCCCATGTGGTATGGTCAGCGGGGTCGGCAGTGGGGGGCACGGTGAACGGGCCGTAAGTCTTGGTTTCGACAAAGGTGTAGGTGGATGCGCCATCGAATGTGTAAACGTCCCAAAGAACCTCCCACAATCCGCCGGTCAACACAGCACCCGCATGGGCGGGCGTGGCGGTGCCAAGTCCTGCGCCATCTCGAATTTCATTTCCACCCCCTGGTATCAGTTCGCCTCGATAAAACCACAGCGTATTTAGAGTGTAAGTCGAGATGTAGGATGAAACGTCGCTAAATTCCTGGATGTTACTTGTCTCGTCAAAAACCCATAGCGAAGGGTCACGCTTGAACGGATTGGCAGAGAGTGGAGGCGGGTTGATCACTGTTCCCTTCTTGCCCACAAATCCCTGCCATCCATTCACTGATCCTGTGATACCGCTTTCAAACATGGGGTAATTTGTGTCCGAAGTGAACCCTGCTTCGGGTGCATCCGAATCGTCATAGGTCCAGCTCGCCCGAAGCGCAAAATAGAAATAGGTAAAGGGCACCGCGCGCGCGTCGATGATCGCCTCTGCCGCCTCTGCCGCCTTGCATTCGATAACGTCACGGCCTCGTGGGTTGCGCGTCACTTGAAACGGGCCTCGCCCGGTATAGATCCCACGCTGCATCAGCGGCCCGGTATTGCGACTCTGCACGAGGACATGCCCACCGGGCGTGAGGTGCAGCTTGCAATTGTGGCCGGTGGCGTTGGCTTTATCGAAGGGCATACCAGTATCCGTGAGTTTCAAGATCCCAATCCGTTGTTGTGTCAACGGACAGCTCTCCGCCGCTGACTGTTGGCCGATGATAGACTTCCGACCGGCAAAGATACCCGCCGTTGGACGGCTTACTGAATACCTTTGTAAAGGTTGCTGGCCAGTCGGTGTAATTGGTCGCGGCCCAAGTGAAATCAATCATCTTAATGTCAATATCTACCCAAGGCGTGCTTCCTGTCAGTGTTCCAACGGCATCTTGCTCGTCATACGACACCTCTCCATGCAGGCACTCAGGGATTGATAACGACATCAAATTTCCCGTGATGTGACACGCCGCAGGCTGCATGGTGGCACTTCCCACCACACCACTTAGGTCTCCACTGCCCCACGTTGGAGCGGTTTTCTGCCACCACTCTGACACGACGCATTTCACTGGATCACTGAAAGCATCTCTCATCCTCCAAGATTGAATGTATTTCAAATACATCGAATCGGGGTTTGTGAGTTGATTTAGGATGGTGGTCAGTTGAAAGTTGGTCATCACCGCTGGCCAATAAAGCGACTCCTGCGTTTCATAGACGCGGGCATTAGCGTAGCCGATGCCAATCAGTGAGGATGGCTGCACAGTGGATAACCAGAGTCGATGGCTTTGCTGTTCGACTGCCGTAAATTGCCCGCTGCTATCGGTAGCAGCCCCAGATGGCGCAGATGTTGCAAGTGTCCAGGTGCGCGTGCGAGTGTAGAGGGCTCCAGTCTCTTCGTCCACAGGCTTGTCTGTATGTGAAACCGTAAGGACAGGCACAGTTGTCACGGTGACAATGCAGACATCACCGCTCAAATGCTGCTCCCCGACCCGCAGAACATACCGACCAGCAATCCACTCATCTGCAATATCAGGAATGGCAGAGCCGGAGAGCGCGACATAAGTATGAGTACGAACCTTCCCCCAAATGGGATCAATGTCTTCCATCACCAGTGGAGTCGTTGGGAAAACATCGACGAAGTTAAGCCGAAAGTATCCAGCCGTCGCAGCCGGTGACAGGTGCGTGTAAATGTAGTTGTCGTAAGACGAGTGAGGGCGGCCCGCAGTCGGCAGCTTGAGCCCATTGGTTCCCGTAGCCGTTACCGTCGTCGTTCCCGCGACTGGCAGGTTGCTCGTTGTGATGTCGTGCGCGGCGACCAACAAGTATAGCCCGAGCTTTGCCGAGTAACTTAGGCTTTCAAGCTGGTATGGTGACTCTTGCGGCATTACCCGAACAGCGGTGAAAGGGTTGCTGGCTTGTTGCCTTGGGGGCGAAGTTTCTCCATGATGGAAATCGCGGCCTCTGCGTTGGACTCGACGAAAGAGGGCGGGTCAACGTCGCGCATGATCGGGGTTGCGAAGAATCGAGCTACAGCCAACGGCAGGAACACGCTTTCGACATACCCAAGAGGGACTGGGATCGGTGTAGCCGGGTCGGCATAGCCTGGGCCTGCTCCATGCACGCTGGCAGTGTCGAAGTAGCCGAGAGAACACCGCGCCTGATACTCGACATTAGTTGCCTCCAAAAACGAAGGCGAGATCATCATTCTCAGCCTCGGTTGGGAATCTCCAGCCAGAACGACGGATTCCACGAAGTAGGACACGCCTTGTTCGCTCGACGGGTAGGAGCGGAAGCGCCCGTAGTCGTCAAAGCGGTTCATTACTGGCAATTCGAGGTTTAACCGACCATTGGAGGCGCGTAGAGGCTTACCGGCTGCCGTTCGGACGGGCTCAAGAACGGTGATAACATCGGCATCGAGAGTAGCCGTGTCACACGTTACCGTTGCCGTTCCGCCGCTCTCAGTGCCGAGGTAGGCAAATTGAAGCGTTACGGTGGTTCCTGTGTAATCGACAATGCGGTTGGTTTCCGCCGACCCTGGCAAAAGGATCTGACAACCCTTCATCCAAGTGGCCAGCCCGCTCGCGACCGTCAGCGTGTAGCCGTATTGGGCCTGCGCCGATGTCGTGAGCGTCACGGAAGGCCGAAAAACCGCGCTCTTGGGCCGTTTGGCAGCAAAAAGCGGGCAACTGGCCGCCATCTGTTGCAAAGCTCCGTTGAGCGCAAGCAGCGCGTCCGGCAGCGGGTTCTCTAACGTCGCATCGTATGGAATGCTACGCCACTCCTTGCGGAGATGCCTGTAAAGAGCCTCGACTGCATTGCGGACGGTGAGAGCCATGATTCATGTTACTCTGCAAGTTTCTTGACCCATCCAGCGCCCGCGATATGCAAGCCGGAACCTTCAAAGGCGATAGCGGCCCGAACTTCGTCTTCGGATGCGCCGAGTTCTTGAACGAGATCACCGACCCGGTAGGCCCTTTCCGCCACTTTGGCGGCAATGGCGTCGTGCAGGAATGGAAACTCAGGCACATCGAAGGTTTCAGGCGGTTCGGGAACAGTGTTGGTTGATCCTACATCGCTTGTCGCCTCCTTGATCTCTGCGACAACTTCCGCGATGTTGGGAATGGTTGCAGGGGCGGGAGTCGAACCCGCAATCTCCAGTGTATGAGGCTGGCGACTTACCGTTTGTCCACCCTGACATTCAGGAAACTCGAAAAGGGGAATCAGAGGAACCGGAGGATTGCGCCGGTCCAGAAGCGCGTGAGCCAGCGCGGCTTTATTTTCCATCCAGATTGAAACCGGGATGAGCAATTCATGCGCCCCCGCTTTGACGTTCCACCGAAAGATGAAGCTTCGCCCGTTTTCGTCGCTCAGTTCGTAGGGTGAGACATCACCGATGTTGGACGCTTTGAGGCGTACCATAGGCTCGCCGGGTTTGGCATAGCGGGCGAGAATTTCAGAACTGACGCGAGAAGGAAGACGCTGGGAAGAAGCCATAAAAGAGAGAGGTGGAAGCTGAATGGAGGGAAAAGGAGAGCGGCGACAGGAATCAACCCGCCGCCGCTTCCGAGTTTGGTTATGCCGTCAGAGTCGGCACTTCGAGGCCTTGATGCTGTCCGGTGTGGCGAACGAGCAAGTAGCCGTTGGTGATGCCATCGGTGCGGATACAAGGAGCCTGACCGTAGATCGTTTCGTAACCGGCTCCTTTGACGAAGCCGTAGTCGCGATCTTGGTTGATCAGCATGTCTTCTTGCCCGTAGCAACGAACCGCGCAATGAGCGCCGAACAGGATGGACGACATATCGGGAGCGCCATTGGCGTTACATGGGATGATGTAAGCGCCAGCGGTGAACGTGTCGGTCCATTGGAAGTCTGGGCTGGTGTTGGCCGTAGAACCAACGCCGCCAGCGGCAGGGGTAGAATCCCAAGTGTCACCAGTAGCAACAAAGTTGCCGAGGGTAGCACTACCGATAGTGGAGGTGCCAGCGCCGTCAGGGGAGAGGATGCCAGTAAGCTGGATATACTTCCCGTTGTGGCCGCCGTCGTATTTCACGAAGCCAACGCTACCGTTGGTGTTGCGAATCCAAGCCTAGTTCTCGTCGTCATCGGTGATGGCGGCATAGAACGCGGTCCAGTCGCTCCAAGTGGTTTGATCTTCATACCACTCGTAAGCGTGACCACGGAACCACTCGAAGTACTTCTGTTTGATGGCGGCAGTGCTCGCGGCACTGTCAGCACGAAGCAGACAGAGGCCGATTGCGCTATCCACACCAAAGCCAACACTGAGGATGGCCCTCGGGGCGAACGGATCAGCGATATGGTCGTCCACATCGGGATCTGCCGAATGATGCTCAAACAGAGACACACCCTGCCAAGGCTGGAGCAGTCCAGTAAACGTCGGATTGCCCTTGCCGCGATCCATGGCGACCTGCATCGCGTTCCCGTACACGTTGCTGTTACGGATGGACGACATCGCCACATCAGGAATGTAGGCGGTGTAGGTGTTGACCGGCGAGCCGACATCATTCTTGCCAACAGAGAACGGCTTGCCGCCGATGCGCTGGAGAACAGGCTTGATGTTTGGGATCAGTGAAGTGCTCAGAGTGTCCAAGGCATCGAGCGTGGCGACAGAACGCTTGCCGTTGGGGTAAACGATGTTGCCGACAGCCTGGAGTTTGAGCATCATCTTCATGTCGTTCATGCGCTGAAGACCGAGCTTCCGCTTGAGCGATTGAAGGGCGAAGTTGCGAACCGACCCGCCGACCGACATGAAACGAAGTTGCTTCTTGGTGGGCTCGAAAGCATCACGGAAGTAATCGACGTAGCATTGATAGGTCAGGAAATCGAGCGTGGAGGTATTCCCGGTAAGCTCGCGCTCTCCGCGAACCCCTGGACCTGCCAACTGGCTGGCCACCGTGAATGTTACCTTGTCGGCTCCTGCTTCGCGCAAGTCAGAGCGGACCAGAAACGGCTTTTTCGAGCCTACTGGACCTTCAAACATGGAGAAGTCATCGACCTGTTGAGCGCCTTCGCGCAGTTCCTTGTTGTAGAGCGTCCCGACAAGTTTCGGGTCCATGGCGACCGCATCAGCGAGCGTCATAGCATTTGCATTAGCATTGTAAGTTCCGGCCATTGTTTTGTCCTCCTAGGGAGTGAGATGTTATAAGATGGTGTGAGATGTTTGGGCTAACGTCGGGCGTTCTCGCGCTGCTTGATGTCAACCTGCTTGAGAAACTCGACACGCTCCTCATGCGTCATGGCCGCGTATTGCGCTTGAATCTCTTCTTGCGTAAGTGCTGCCGGGGCCGCGTTGGAGCCGACTGGAGATCCTGGGAAACGCACGCCTGACTTTGCAGGGGCGGGAGGGATCGGGGTTGTTGCCTGCTTTGTGGGTAGGTTGGGCTGTGCGCCACTGCCGCCGAAAAACTTGGCGTAAACCCGTTGGCTGATTTGCTCAGGCCAGTCGGGCGAGTTAAGAACGGGGTCTTGCTTTGCCTCTGCAAGAAGAATTTCATCGTCCAGATACTCAGAAAACCGGCTTTCGGGGTCAGACATGAGTTCCCCGAACTGTTCAAGCGCCCTTGCTCGGCTTTCCGTCTCGCGTGTCTCGAATGTCGCGGACTCGGCTTGAAGGGCTTGATCTTCGCGTTTTGCAAAGGCCAATTCCCCCTTCAATTCCGCGATCTCCAAGAGCTTCGCATCTGCCTCGTCGTAGTTGTATTCGGTCTTGGCTGCTTTGCGCTCGATCTCTGCCGCGTCAATCTTGGCTTGGATCTCTGCAACACGGCCAGATGGAGCCACGGGCGCGGGTGGAGTCTGTTCTTTGGTTGGCTCCTGCTTGTTCAGCACCTCGGAGGGCGCTTTACCGGGGAAGACTGCGGCGATGGCGTCTTCAAGATCCTCCCCATTGCGGACCCGCTCCATCACTTCGGCCATCTTGACCCGTTTGGCGGGCTCCTTGATTGCTTTGAGGCTGATTCGAGCAAGGTCTTTGCCTTCCTCGGTCTGTTTGGGTGCCTCTTCCTCAATCGGTGCAGGCTGTTCCTTGGGTTTCGGCTCGGGGAGCTTGAGAACTGCGGCAATTCGCGCCGGATCTCCGCTTTCGAGGGCCGATAAGTCATCATCGGAGAGCTTCGAGAGATCGAGATCCTTCGTCAGTTCTTCAATGGTGGGCGCTGGGGGCGCTCCGTCTCCTTCTTGGGGCTGCTCTTGCGTTTGTTCAACGGCTGGAGCGGCTGGTGTTTCAATGTGCGGGGTTACGTCGAGGCTCTGAGGCTGTTCGCCGCCAGTGGGTGAGGTATCAATCATAGGCCGTCACCGTTCCGGCTTGATTCTGCGTCGCAATAGCGGTCAAGCCGGGTTTTTCTACTTAGACCCCCGGTTTTGCCTTGTTTCTGGCATAAGATGTCATAGGATGCTGGCCTTGATAAGCCAAGAGAGTCATAGCCGCCGTTTCCTGGACATGGTTAACCGTTATCGAAGTAGCCGCCCGCCTGCTTGGCATCCTTGGCGCGGGCAACCCTTCAATCATTCCAGAATCCGAATGAACTCCAGCACCTTGGCGCGTGGCCGCGGCTTCTCGAAGCACCCTTCCCCGTCCCTGCTGCCGGATGCGTCCGTGTTGTAGCCGATGGCCATGAATGGGCCGGTCGTGGTGCCGTCGTCATCGGTGACAAGTTCGATGTGCGAGTACGAGTAAATCACGATGTCGCCAGTTTTGAGCACGGATGCACGCGGGAGAACGGTTAGTCCCTTGTCTCTTGCCCACTTGCGCCAGTTGGATGGCTTGTAGTCCTTCACGCTGGCACTCTTACAGCGCCACGCTTCGGCCTGCTCCGGTGTCATCTTGAGCGCCTTGAGCACTTCGGGCAGTTTGAGCCATTCACGAAGGCAATACGCCAGCCCGGCAGCGCAGTACGGCTGACGGTCAGCCATGCCGCTGGAATAGTTGGTCGCTGGCCATAGTTTGGCAATCCATGGAGCCTGATTCTTCGACTTTTCCACCTTGCCAGCATCCAGGCGGGCGATGTCGATCAGCTTCTTGCGAATGGCGAACGTGCTCATTAGATCCACCCCTTCCGCTTGGCGTACGCATAGGCCAGATAGACGAGAATGTCAGCGGTCCAGCTTGGAATGCGATTGCCAAACACTCGGAGAAGCATTTCGCGCACGTACTCCGCTCGTTGCTGGCCGGACTTCGCATCCGCGAACTCTCGGGAGGCTGTGAGCACCCAAGCGAGCACGACGTTAAGGTCGTCGGCACTCAGACCGGGTTTACCGTCCGCCTTGGACAATGCCAAGAATGACGACTGAATGAAGGTGAGGATCGGAGAGAAGAATCGGTTCATGGCTTGGTGAAAATGGGGCCGTTGTAGCGCGGGTTAGTCTGGCGGAGTCCTTCGATCAGTTCGCAGGATGACAAACTGGCCGTGACGAGAAGAAGGATGATTAGTCTCATGGTACAATCTGTGCTTTTGGTGGATTGACGCCGAACCATTGGGCGGCAGCGTCGAGAAGGGCGTGAAACGCGATCAGAATCTTGTCGATCTTGAGGCGCATCTCGGGAGTCGGAATGTCCTTGTTGAAGTGCGCTGCGATCATGGCGATCAACTCGTCGGCTTCGAGCCCGTCGAGGTCCACCAACTCTTTCGGGATCTCGCCCGCGCCCTTGATCGCCGTCCATGCTTCCGGCATGACTCGGAGCATTTCGACAAGCTCCAAGAACGTCAGTTTCTTGTCTGCGTTCGCTACTTGCCATGCGTCGAACAGCTTCACGATGGCAAGAACTGCCTCGCGGGTTTCCTTGATGGCGCGGGCGTCTCTCATTGTGGGAGGTGCGCGGGTGCGCTTTTCAGGTGTTCGGCTTCTCCTCTTGCCTCCATGATCTCCAGAAGGTCTTTGCGCTGTGACTGTAGGCTGTCGCCAAACTGTGAGGTAAGAACCGTGATCGCCTGCTTGTGTGCGTCTGCGATGGCCTGTAGCGCCATGGTGTGTGCGTCACGCTGCTCTTTGAGTTGCTGGGCAGCGGCAGCTTGCAGAGACGGCAGCCATTTGGTGAACATGAAGAACACGATCCACGCCACCAAGCCGAACGCTGAAACCTGAGTCAGCGAGCCGACCCAATCGGGCGTAGGAATGCCGACTTCCGCAACTACGGCGTGAATGATGGCAGGAGCGCCAACGATGAACGTTGAAACGGCTCCTGTGATGGCGTCAATAGTGTGCGAGGGGTTCATTCAGGTGGAAATAGGATGGTATGCGATGCTTACGGCTTGAAGAGATCGCCAGCGGCCTTGATGGTGGCAGGATTGGCTTCTGGATTCGCTCCGAGCGCCGTAGCCGTCTGCTGAGTGGCTTGAATGCGGGTTGTTTCGACTCCCGCCTTGCTAGTGATGCCAAGTTGCTCGGTTGCTGCCTTGGTTGCATCCCTCGCCTTCCAGACTTCGCCAGCGACCACGCCCAAGCCATAGGATACCGCGCCCCCTACTGCCGCCTTGAAGCTTCCTTCATCGTCCGCCGTTACGGCCATTCCTTGGCCGGTCGTGGAGTTGTAGGAGCCTTTCCCGCCGAGCTTGGCGAACAGTTCCTTTTCTTGGGTGCCATCGGGCCGGGTGACGGACTTGTAGGCCGTCGTGCAGGAAGTGGCGCTGAATAGCAGGCAGACAAAGACAATGATGCCGATGGCCGAGAGGATGCTTTTGGTGATGTCGGTGGGTTTCATGGTGATTTATGGTGGACCTTGGCCATTCCACATGGTAAAGGTTCCTAGCTGATCGCTAAAAAGTTCAAAATTAAAGTCGATGACCTCATCACCGGCTGGCGTGGCTGTGATTTCGTTCATCCAAATGCCGCCAACAAAATGGTAGCCAATCGTATAATCTCCGTTGTAAATATAGATGCCCTCCAAATTGGGGCTTACACCCCAGAACAAGGTGGATAACGTCCATGATCCTGCTGGCAAATTGATCACTCCAGAGCTTCCAGCAGACGGGCAAGAAATGGGTCCGTAGCTTGGGTAGTCTGTCACCGCGTTGGAAAAAGAGCCTTCCAAGTTTCCTAACAACGCTTTGATCTTAACCTCAACGTCAATGAAATTTGTCAACCCGGTGATTGCTGTGCCGCTTATTTGATTGATCAAAACAAGCGAATCATCCACATACACGTTGGCCGGGAAAACCCCATCCCACTCCAATGTCAATGATTCATTTGCTTTGGTAGTAATGCTAAGGGTCGGCGTCGGAGATGGAGGCGAAACTTGTGTAAAAGCTGACAGTGACACTTCGGTCAAATCATAACCACCTCCAAGGGAGGTCATGATTGCATTTAGTTCCGAGATGAACCCCGTTACAAAAGTTCCCCCTCCAGCCCCGCCTGTAGTGGCGGAAAAAATCAATACCAACTGGTCTTGAATGATAAAAAGCGCAGGACTTCCGCTATCGCCTGAAATCAGGTTTTCATGGAAACTCAGCCGAGTCGCATCACCTGGAGCTTCGCAAATGGCCGTTCTTATTTCAAACCAGCCGATTCCGTAAAGGTTAGAAACTAAAGCCTTTCGCTCTTGATCTACGATCAAAACAGGCCCGGATTGAAGGGGCAGATAAGGAATCCATCCAACAGGGAGAATTTTAACGAACCCTATAGATGGCGGCAAATCAGAATCGAGAAGCCCAATGGTAATGTCTGGATAGTTTGAGGCAGTGACAGGAATGCCCTCAAGTGCTGTAATGGTCCGTGTCACCAATGTATTGTCGGCGGCAACAAAACGGATGGTGGAACTAGCGGCAGGCGCGTCGTGTGTGCAGAACAAAACGTGACGGGGTGAAATAGCTACTCCCGCCTTTGTCGCTACACCAGCAGAGTTCCACACACTCAGCGCAGTAAGATCAAGATCGGCAGCCCAACAAGTTGCGCTTCGCGTGTAAGTCGGAGTTGCGTGATCAAAGGCGGAAAAAATCGCCTTGTCTGTAGCTGGATTTGCCGGTGCAATGCGAGAGTCAACTTGATCGGCCACATGATCAGCCAAATAACCAAGCGAAAGCCCTCCACCAGAACGGCGGGAGAATGGCAAACCTATCGCTAGTCCGAGCGCAGCCATTACAGGGCAACGATAGCGGTTGCCGTAGTCCCTACAGCGTTCACCCGAATGGTTTGGATGGGAAGGATGGTCCCGGCAGGCACAGCGGTAAACGTGATGGCTGTACCATCTTCGTTGATCGCCGTGACATCGCCAGCGCCACCGATGTACAGCGCCTTGGCTGGACCTCCTGCAATGGGCGTTGTTGCGTGCGGCGTGACGGCTCGAAAGCCACTGGACGGGACAATCGCCCGACCGATGGCAAGTAGCAGCGTTTCAAGATCGCCCTCGACTCGATTGCGCTCATCCAACTTTTTGAAACTTGGTTTAGACATGATGCGAGGGCGTTAAGGGTTACATTGCAGTCGTGCGGCTCACCTCATTCATGTTGGCGCCGTCGTAGATGAAGGAGATGACGAATACCTTGGCGCTACTGGTTCCAGTGGCGAGCGTGCCGGTGCTTTTGAAGTTGGTCCCGAAGGTCAGCGTGTAACTGGTCGTTCCCGAGGTTGTGATGATCAGGTGATACTGTCGCCCAATCACACAATTGGTCTTTGTGAGGTTGATCGTCGCCGTATGCGCCGGGGTCAGTGCGTAGGCCGAGTTCCAAACGGTCGGCACAAGCGCAATGGTGGACGCGCTGGTGATGGTTGCCCGACTTTGGACGGCTACGCTTGTCGCGCCGGTCGTCACCGTGCTAGCTGGGACCGTGAGCTTGCCACCCCATGCCGAAATCAGCACCTTGTTGTTGAAGTCCAGCAGGCCATGCGAGAACAGGGACACGGGAGGCAATGCCGGGACGTTGAGGTTATCAGTGCCAGAAACGAGCTTTTGCGAGGCTCGATCAAGGGTCTGAGTCTGCGCCGGAAGAGTATCAAAGGACGCTAGGGCGAGAACGGCGAGTAGGATGGAATGATATTTCATGGGATGGCGGGTGGTGTTGAATTGACTGGCGCGGGCAATGTTTGGGCCATTTGCTCACTCTGCAAGAGCATCTGTACCCGGTTTTGCTCCTCGGGAGGCAGAATTTGCATGACACTTTCGAGGTTCAGCATCGGCTGGCGAACAATTTCGTCGGCTTGGTCGAACTCAAGGGCCTTGATGATCTGCAACACAAGAGGGCGAAGGCTCGCTTTGTCCGGCTCCAGTGCTGCGAGGTACTGTTGCATGGCGCTCATGGCCACTTGTGCGCTCTCCAGTTTCGTTTGGTTCTGCTCTTGGGTGAGAAGCATCCGAACGTCGATGTCGAGGTTTTTAACCTTGTCGCCTTCGAGCGTCAAAAGCTCCGTATTCTCGCCTTCACCCCATTGGAAGGCCTCGTCACGATTGAAGTTGGCGTACGTCAGCTTGGTGTTGAATGCGAAGTCACGCGAGAACGAGCGACGAAGGCCACGAATCGGCTTTTTCAACAGCACAGCGGCCCGCGACATGAGTTGGCGAATGCCTGTTGCCGTGTTGTTCTCGGGAACGGCGGCCATATCGCCTTGGCTGGCGCTTGTGATGCCGCTTCGGAGCTGCACCATCTGAATCCCGATGTTCATCAGCTCCATCGAGCGGTCGTCGAGGTCTGGCATGGCGAGGAACTGATAAACGTCGGAGATTTTGGCGTTTGCCTTGAGATTTTTTGTCATCCCCGGCGCTAACTTCGCGTCTGTTTCATCCTCCTCGTTCTGCAATTGCTTCGGATCATACCCTGTAACCGGGTTTGCGTGCATCGCGTTCCTGTAGGCGATCTGATTCCAAAGGTCGTCCACCTGCTTCTGAACGTGTGCGTACTTGGCAAAGAACCCCCTGCCGTACAACCGATCAGGCACAGCCTCCCACCGATGGCACTCAACGGGCAATTTGCCGTCTGGGCTGAGATTGGCGAGGTAGTTCGCATACCAAAGGCGGTCGTCTCCATCGTCTGGAGTCATCACAATGCAGATGTCGGAGCTTTTGCCCGTGCCGAAGGGATCAATGCGGAGGTAGCCAACGATCAGTCGAACCCGGCTATTCAGAAGGCGTTCTTCATCGGTGCCGATGTACTGCACCTCGTCTAGTGCATCGTGCTGAGAGTCTGGCTTGGCTGGCGTCTCTTCGTGCTCGTCCTTCACCGTTGTTCGCACCTCGGCAATGCCTGCGAGTTTGAGAGCGTCGGCTTTGCTCAGCTTGTAGCGTCGCATTGCTTCGAGCACGGGCATCTCAACCTCATGATAAAAGTTGGTGTGTTTGAGCAGTAACTCGGGCGCATCCTCACGGAAGGCGACATTCGTGTATTGCAGGACACTCGTCACGGTGCCTTGTGAGCGGATCTCGTCGCGCTTCTCGTAGGCCACACCCCATTCAAGCGTTGCCTTGGCCGGAATCTTGAGCTTCCCGGCTGCAACATAAGCCTCCGCTTCATCCACGGTGCGAACGAGTGCGCCGTCAACCAGTAGCGGCTTGCCATTGAGGTGGAGCGCGTCAACCTCGGCCTCAAACGAATCCATTTCAATCTCATAGGTTGTCAGCGTGAAGGCCTCCCCAAGACAAGTCGTGCGCGTCACTGCCTGCGCGTAGGTCGTCACCAGTCGCCCGTCACGATGGAGCCACTGGAGATGCTTCTGCATCACATCAGCAAGAGCGGGGTCACTCGGACCAACTGGCACAGCGGCAAACCATGGCTCACCGCCGAAGAGATCCTGTTCCGCCTGGGCGCTGGCAAACTCAGCCAGTGCGCCGATCACGTTTAGGCTGTCGTTCTTGAGCACGAACACGCGAGGCTTTCCCTCTTCGTCGAACTCTGGCAGTTCTCGATGCTTGAACACATCGGCGGCCTCCTGCTCCCACTTGCGCCGGTTCTCGCGCCATGCGGAAAGGCTCGCCTTGTAGTTGGCCCACTGCTCACGGGCGAACTGGACAATCTGCACGGCTCTCTTGCCCTGCTCTGCGCTCAATGCGTCTTCCAGCGGGGATAGCTTGGACTTGCGCCGTAGCGTGTTGCTGGCAATGCGGGCCTTGAGCGGGAGGGCGTCAGCCTTGGATGGAGCGGGCGGGGTAACGAGCATCCAGCAGTTACCCTGCCCTATTCAATCCGCGCAAGGGTCAGCACCCCTACTTTTGGTGCTCTATCTCAAATCTAATGCAGGCAAGCTCTTGGAAGAAATCGCCCATGTCACGCTCTCCAATGCAATGCAGTGAGCCGTCGCGCTTCTCTAGCTTGTTGTTGTATGGCGTGGTAAATCCGACAGACACCAGCACCAAGTCCTCGCGTTTACACCTTGCCAGCGCGGCTTGGTAGAGCGGCATTTCACCAATATCAAAGTTGGTGATGCCGGTTCCTCCCGCCATGAAGTGCCTCATGCGTAGATTGTGGAATGGAGACAGGGTTTTCATTTGGCTATGATTCTAAATCAAACGGGTGGCGCGATGCCTCGGCGTCATATTCTGGACGCGATGGGTTCAAGTGCGCAAACTTGCCGCGAGGGTTCACCGTGTTCCAATACTTGTCCTTGTGGCGCTGATTGAGGAAATTGGCGTTTGGATGCTTATTGGCTATGGATGCGCCACACCCGCATTTACAGGTTCTAGTTTTCATTTCTTCTTGAATTGAGGGTTCTGGAGGCGCTTCAAAAGCTCAGCTTCGGACTCTTTGGTAATGCGAGGATGCCCCATTGTGATGGGAGTAATCTCCGCTTTGTCCATGGCTCGCTGGACTTCTTTCTCTATCTCCTGCTTGGCTACAACGATGTCTATCGCCTTTTGAAGCGGCGTCTTTTCAGTGGGCTTCGGTGGTTCTTTTGCCCATGTGGCAGCGACAAGCTCCGGTAGTTTCTCCAGCTTCTTGGCTAGTTTCGGTGGAAGTTCGACCTGCGGTTTCTGCACCATCCTCACGATAGCGCCCTCTTGCATGAGGATATGCGGAAGCTGGCCTTGCTCCCACTGCCAGATTGCACGCGGGGACACGGCCAGGAACTCGGCTAGTTTGGCTTGTGACATGCCGTTGGACTCTCGGTAGGCTTTGAGTTGTTCGGGGAAGGTCATGGATTTGGCCGGCATGGTTACGAGTGCAGGTGTTGGCGGATCTCCGTCAGGTAATTCTTCACATCGCGGATTTTTGCATTCATCGCCTCGCGTTCTTTGAGCGCCTTTGTCCATGCGTCTGGACCCTGCACATAATAGTCACGGGCATTGAACTCTACCGACCCGTAGGCCGCAATAAAGTCTTCGAGTGTGTCGGCTGCTAGGTCGTAGCCATCAGTGAGCATCTTTTTAGATGTGCCGTTGCTGTGGATTGTTGGAAGGGTGATCATGTTCGCGAGTGATGGATTGTTGATGGGGTTTATTTAGCAAACCCGCGCTGATGCTTGATCTTGGGTCATCGCCTCCCATTCACTTTCGGGTAAGTGGTCGCACGGGTCGGGCGAATAACGGACTTGCTGGACTCCTTCGTCATCGAAGTGACGACGAAGTATTGCAATGTCGCCGTCTTTATCTGTGATGATGGAGGCGTTGTTGGCTGCTGCAATTTCGTGGATTGTCATACTGGTATTTGGTTTGTGGTTCTTGATTCGCACATTCTGCGAGTCACTTCCCAAGTATTCGCACATCATGCGAACCCGTCAAACACATTTCGCATAAGATGCGATATTATTTTATCCAGCCGTCAGCGCCTTAACAGCGGCCTGAACGTCCCCTGCCCTGCCATGCACAGCCAGCGCCCTGGCCTGCACTGCCTGGGCGATCTCCTCCGGTGTCGCATACACCTTGCCGTCGTCCGTGCTGCCTGTCTCGCGCTCCAGATTGAGCCCGTGGAGTTTTGCCATCTGATCCAGACACTTGAGGCGAATAGCCAGCATTCTCGGATCTGCGTCGGTTTCTACCTCCTGCGTTGTCTCCTTGCCCGTAGCCTCGTCGATGGTGTGAACCAGCGTCTTCTTGCAGGCTGCTTCATAGGTGGCAAGCAATCGGTCCCTTACCTCCTCACGCATGGCAATGAAGTCCTCTGGCGTAGAGGGCGCACACTCCATCATTTCTCTCTTGGCTGACTCGTAATGCTGGCGAGCACAACTAGGAGTCACCTCCAGCAAACGGGCGGTTTCCGACAATGATATACCTTGGCGAACATGCAGTTCCCATGTGAGCTGCCTATTCTGTAGGCCCATCATCTTAGCTCGATCAATCCACTTGAGGACTTGCTTTGGTTGCCTATTTCGGCCCCTTGGATGCCTGCCCTCCTCCCTTTCCCCTTCCAGTAATTCTGGATGTGTGACAGTTGCCTTGGTAATTGGGGGTGGTTTGCCTTTTCTTGTTGAGACTGCCATGCAACAGCATAAGATACTATCTCATGGGAGCAACAACAACCCCCGAGGTTCGCGCATATCGTCTAACTGTGGCCGCTTGGTTCCGTCATGCTCTGACGCTGGAGCAGGCCGAAGAGAAAGGCCTCAAGCAACTGAGTCGGAGGACGTTTTTGCAACGGTGGCGCCAGCGCATCGAGCTTTACGAGTTCGCGCAACAGGCCAAGCAAGCGAACCCCGTGTTGGTCATGGTGTCTCACAATCAGGCGGCCTTGTTTACCTGCCGGAAGAAATGACTGAGATTGAACGGAAGATGGAGCATTTCGAGAAGAATGCCCCCAAGTGCAAGCCTCACAAGGAGCGGCCCACGATTACCTTCGACGGGTGCCATGTCATCGAGTGCGGGCGAGGTTGCCGGTTGGTCGATGGGGACAACGCAGCACTGGAGCCGATTATGCTGGCCTGGGATCGTGCAAATCGCTGAACGTGCGCCGTGGCAGCGAAAGATGCGCCCGAAGTCGGCAGAAAAGGTGATCAAACCCGCAAACGGCAGTCTTACCCTTCGCCGTCACCCTCAGGTTATTCGCCCGTGGTCCCTGTGTGATATGCCAGCGCCGTACCGTTCCGTCTGCCGCGTGCCACTGCAAAACGCCGATGGCTTGTCCTTCTGGGACTTTCTGCGGTTCATCGTCAGGCGGATTCTCCATTCTCTTTCTGGCTTTGGCCGCGTGGGCTTTAGCTGATTTCTCGGGAGTCCATGAACCTGATGTCGAAGGGCGGCCTTTGCGTCTATTTCTCATGACTTTAAGATAATGCTTTGTTCTGCTTCAGAAATTCGCGTCCCACGTATTCCGTGAAGACGGGCGGGACGGCCTCTCTCGCTCCCTGCTTGCTCATCCAGTGCAGGCCCATTTCAAGCCGCCACACTTTCTCGGGCGTGTCATTCGTGCCGAACTCCTCGCGGATTCGGTGCCACCCCTCGTCCTTAAACGGGTTCATGGCCTTGATTGAGTGGTCGCACGGGCGCGGCGCGACAATCGGGAACGTGGTTTCGAAGAGTCGGTGGCGATACACACGCTTCCCGAACATCGTCCCGCATAGCATGACCCCATGCCTGCCGTTTTCGCTTCGGGTTGCCAGCGGTGCTCCATCTACATTCTCAATGATCCACGGCTTTCCGATGCCTTTCAGGATAGTCATCAGCGGCTCGATTAGCATCGGCTTCGGAGTGGCCATGTGTTTTAGGTTTTTGCTGTAACTTTGGCAGGGCGGGCTTGCGTGGATGATGTCGTATTCATGTCCGTGTGCAGCGAGGTATTCCAGCGCGTCCCCTTGTATGAAGCGGTGTGGGTTGCGTCCGCTTTTGTCCTCGATGTCCACGCCCACTACGTCAAACCCTGCCCGCCGATAGCCCTCTCCCGCGCCACCTTCACAACAAAACAAATCCAGCAGAACAAGGCGCTGCATGGAACGCCGAGGAGCGTCTATCGTGGATTCGGGCGGTAATAGGTCGGCGTCCATGAGCTTATGCGTTCGGCTTCAGCATTCGGAGTTGCCCCATCCTCATGCGGTTCACTTCTTGCGCGTGACGTTTGCAAACAGGGGTGCTGCTCAGAATCGTCCATACTGCGATGGCTGGTTTCCCGCACTCGGCTCCATGCAGGTTCACCCAGCCGCAAAAAGCCGAACAAGATGGCGGCAGATCAACCGCCTCCGATGTTTGGCCTTTGATGTCTTTCCGCTTCGATTTAGTTTTCATCGTGTTCAGTGCTTGGGGTTTCTGTCGGCGGTGTCTGCGCCAAGACGTTCTCGCAATGAATCCACTCGCGGCGTTCAAACACGAAGGCGATCCGCCCCCATGAGATTTGCACCTGATTCCCCGAGTAGAAGACGTGCTTGGTGATTCGTGACCATCGCCAGCAAAGCCCGTGCTTGTGCCAGTCGATCCGTTCCATTTTCCATTTCATTTTTATAGGTGTTTCATCCAGTCTTCTTCGTGGCCGCAGTTGATTAGCCACTCTTTCAGGACGTTGATTGCGTCCTCGCGTTTCAGGCTGGAGATGTATTTCAGCCTGCCGTCGCCGCCCTCGTGCGGGATTGCCATCAGAATGAATCCGTGGTGATCCGGGAGCGTTGCATGGACGGCCTTTGCCGCCTCGATCAGATATTGTTTGTCAGCCATATTGGTAATTCGGAAGAGCGAGAACAATGGGATGCTAGCAACCGCCGGGAGCATCGTTCTTGAAGTCGGGCATCTGGGGCGGCGGTGCTAGATCCCTAGCGTTCTGCCCAAGAATGGCTTCGATCTTGCGGGCAATGAATCCTTTCGGATCCATGCAGTCATAAAGTGCCTGGAGTCGTGCTACTTTATCGTTGGCGACGTTTAGTTCTCGCTCTAGCTGCCGACAGAGGGAAAAGCACCACTCATCATGCAGCCCCTCAGACCTTGCTTCTCTCCAATCTGTTCTCGGCGTATCCCTGGCAGAACAAGACGCCGCATCTAACGGGCCTGGAGCTTGCTCTTTGGCGTGGTAGCATTGCCTTGCTAGATGGCATCCCACACGGTTGCCGCATTGCTCGCAGTATTCGATTGAGTCTCCCATTTGCTTACTCCTTTGCGCCCGTAGATGGGCTTGTTTCGTTCGCCTACTCTTCGATGCGTGTGGCTCGGTAAGCGGCAGCGGAGTCTCTGCTGCACATTTCCGCGATGTGTGGCGCGATTTCGTTCAGAGCATCCCATGCGTTGGCTCGGTGCTTGTGAGTTTGCCCGTGAAAGTATTGGATGCTCACCAGTTCAGCGATGCACCGATTGAGCGCGGTGTCAGTTGGAGGTGTGACCTCAGTTTTTGGAACGTATTCGATGCCGTCGATTATCACAGTCATAAGGCGAACAAGCGGATGCACTTCAACCGATAGGAGCGGCTGAGTCTGATTCTGGTTTCGATGCGCCCACCGCTCCTATCGGTGAGTGATCCTTGACGTTCGCCCAACGCACCACGACTCCGAGCGAGGCGCGTTCCAGTGCCTCCACGTTGTCGAGTCCGTAGGCTACAAGGCAGATCGGTGCCCCGCTATTGAATGGTGCCCGCGTGCCGTCCACGCGGTGAAAGTGCGGACGGCCCTTGAGGAAGCACACAGCATCCCCGCCGCCCCACACGCTTTCGTAGAACATCGCCGTTTCGGTTCGGGCAGGGATGAGCGCGATGCCGTTCCCGTGCGCCTTCATCTTTCGGAGCCATGCCGCCGCTTTGGTGCCGAATGGCGGATTGAGCCACACACGGCCCCACCACTCCGCTGCCAGTCCATCGGCGGGCAGGCTGATATGGTCACGGGCCATCTCCCACGGGCGCACGGCTGGGGCGCATGGGTCGAGATCGAACGTGCCGAGAGATTGCAGGATCTCGGGCGGAGTTAGCCACACCTCCGACTTCATGGCGGCGGACTGGTGCCCACTCAACGAACGGGGCGAACCAGGCGGTGATGCCAATGACTGCCGCGTGGGAGTCATTGGCGAGGCGGAGTTGGAGGGCGCGGCATTCATGGCATACCTTGGTCGTTCGGCTTCATAAATGTCATCCAGTGCGTTTGCGCACGGTGCCCGGTATTATGTCCAAAGAGCGGCGGATGCGGAGCCAGTGATAGCACCCGTTCCAGCGGGATTTGCACCGAACACCA